TTTGCGCCTACCATACTTACCGACTTCACTTCGCTTGCTTCAGCAATAGTTTCTGCTATCTTTTGTTTAATGTCATCTGGTTGCGCAGTCAAGTCAATAAGGGTTACGTTACGACTGTAGTCGTCCAATACCCTGTGTTCTTCACCATTGTGGTCTGTCCAACGTTGTAACATCATGTTATTCCAGTTGAAGCCTTTCTTGTCTTTGTCCTCAAATGCTTCTAACAAACCAATCTTATTCTTACTGCCTTTTTTACGCACACCAGGATATGCTGAAAACACGTTATCACTTGTGTCACCACGCATACACTTCTCGAACAACATCCACTTAGGGTTAACTTCTTTAGGCTCTTTAGTTTTCTTATCTGTAACTAAATCACCTTTTTTATCGTATACACCTTCAGTAGTCCAAAGCTGATCTGTAATACCGTTGTACTGATTTACATTCTCTGCTAACAGTTGCTGGAAGTCTGTGTCACTGGAAACAATAGTATGATGGTCATCGGGGTGTGCTTGTACCCATCCAGCAATTAAGTCATCTGCTTCTAGTTCCGGATGTCGCATAACAGTACAGTTAGACTTTTCTGTGAGGAATGTTTTGATATCATCAAACGTATCCCAGAACAGTTGATCTTCTTCTGCCTCTGCTTCAGTCAGTGCATCACGTGCGGCTTGTCTATTCTTTTTGTATGGCTCGTAAAAGTCTTTACGCCAACTTCTACCTTCTAGACAAATTACTACATGTCCAGCGGCTTGGTCTCTCCAGGCTTTGGCAATACTAGCTAATGTAAGGTGTACTGCAAATCCTAGTTTGGTCCATTGATCTGACCCACGATGTGCAATATGACGGGCTCTAAAGAATGTATTTGCTAAGTCGACTATTAAGTATCTCATAGTCTATATTATAGGCTCACTCAGTACTTTTGTCAAGTGTGGTAATAAATGATGTGCCCATGCTTGGTGCCCATCTGACATATAGTGTCCACCACCTGCTTCAGCGGCAACACTTGGTCTTACCTTAAATCCTTTTGTGTTCAATAGGTTAAAATATGTTCGAGATTCTGTGTAAGGATCTACGTAGTTATTGCCCCAGTCTTTACGGTCATTAATTAAACTAAATGCTATATGACTATTAAAGAACAAGTGCTTAACATTTTGTTCATTAAGTTCAAGATGTAAGTCCCAGACTTTTTGGTGCCATTTTTGCTGATGTTGTTGCCAGTTAGTTGCGTTCTCTATTATCCACTGCTTGTACTGTAGTTGCAACGGTTTAGGAAGAGCATCTAGTCCACTGCTATTAACTTGATAGTACTCGCCTTCGTGTAGCCATTCTTCACGTTCCCAGGTAGTCCAACCTATTAACACAAATACATCTTCATTGACTTGCTTCTTATAATGTCCGTTGAGAAACTCTTGAGTAGTTCTTACGATCCTGTCGTTACTAGCGGCACTTTCAGCATCACAGTATAAACGTGCTTGCAGTAGTTTGGCTAATATAGCACTAAAACTAACTGCTAAATTTTCTGGATGTGGTTTGCGTTTTAGGTAAAAGTATTTAGAATCATCTTCAGCAAAGCAATAGGTGTTTAGTGCTTCTGCACCTGCAACATGACTACAACCGTTTGTGTATAATATCATTTTTTAATTATTGTAAAAAGATTTGCGTATTGGTATCCATCTTTTTTGTCACCGTATCTAGGAGTGTATCTAACATATCTACGATAACACTTCTTCCAAAAAATACGTTCACCATCTGTTGTTCGTACTGGGTACCATGCAAACCATGTGTCCCATTTACCTGTTTCTGTCACATAGTATTTAGGTACCATGCCCATGTTAATTGTATTCCGTCCTTCCGCCACCTAAGTCTTTTTTGTTTACTCGGTCGCCAGTGTTGTTTGCATCATACTGTTGATAAGTTTCTAGTACAACATGTCTACACACATCTTGGAACCAGTTGTCAACAATATCCTCGTCTGTTTTACCTTGATATCCCGACTTAACAAGTTTTGCAACAAAGTAGTCATTCCAGTCCAGTTCAAAACTGCCGTTACCCGGATTCTCAGGATCAAGTTCCACTTGTAATACGTTTACCCAAGGTTCTTTCTTATCCGTTGCTATGTCTTTTTCAGACTTCTTAGACTTGCGTTGCTTAGGTTTAGGTTCTTCTTTCTTTTTAAATACGTTTTTAATTTTATCAAACATCAAGTACTCCAACTGTTACCCCAGATGTCTACATGCAATCTAGGACTGTATCTGTAACCCTTACTTAGTGCATATTCGTCTACTCGTTTGTTATTTTGGTTGTATGCTTCTGCTACCCCACCAACAGGCATGATATAGACGTTGTCAGTTACGCCTGCTTTGCGATATGCATTTACTGCTTCATCTACTTCAGCCATATGTTGATCGTTCTCTACTACGAACTTTAGGTATGTATTGCCGATCCAGGAATACTCTGCAACAACATCTGGCAGTATAGCGTCCTCCCACGCTTCACCACTAGCACTTAGTTTAGGGCTAACACTAAATGTTATGTTATGATAGTTGTGATTGTTTTCTTTCCATTTGTGGAAGAAGATTTTAAAGTCATCGTGTAATCTCTGTGTACCATTTGTTTCGAACGTAATGTTCTTTAAGTTACGCATTTGATCATGTGCTAGTAACCCGGAATATATACGTTGCCAACCTAACAAAGGTTCACCGCCTGTAACAACTAAGTGTATGTCGCTACCGTTGTCTTGTTGCCATGTATTATTAGGTATTAAATCTGTTAACTTGCCAACAAGTGTGTCTATGTCGTATGTTGGCGAATACTTTTTAAACTTTGGATGCCAACTTGCATAACTGTCGCAACCTGTTGTAACTAGTGGCAAGTCTTCTAACTTCTTATACTTGTCTGGATCTTGCTCTACTAACTTAATTATTTTGTTAACTTCGTCTGTCTTTTCACCTTTGGGAAGCCCAAAACCTGGACATTCAAAGTTGCAACCAAACAGTCTTAGGAACACACTGGGCACACCAGTAAATCTGCCTTCACCTTGTAGACTGTAAAATATTTCACTTACTTTAAATTTCATTGTATCCTCTAATTGTATTTAGACTACCTGTAATGCGGTAAATAGTTTTGTGACAGAACTTGAAACATTTATTTCCAGTAACTCTAAGTGTACATTTGACACCAGTCAACTTCCTGCTGATGCCGATTACGAATGGATTGTTACTGAAAGTAACCTTCCTTATGTTCCTCTTTACATACCTGCACAGTGGCCAATGCTTGCTAGTGAAGCCAAACGTGCTACTTATCACGAACATAGGGATAATGACAGTAGCGGTTGGTCCAGTGTTTGTATTCATGGTATTAGTCAGAGTCATACGGATCATTATGAAGTATATACGGAGTATAGGAACTTGTCAAGTAGAAATGTGCCATATGACTGGACAGACATAGATGCTCCTTATACAAAGTTTTGGCTACAAGAGTATTTTCCATATGATGTTTATCATCGTGTTCGTTTTATGAAAGTTAAACCCGGTGGATACATTTTACCACACACTGATGGTAACCAATATAGTTTAAATGCTGTAAACATAGGTATTTGGAATCCTAACGGATGTAAACTTGTAGTTAAAGATCGAGGCACTGTGCCGTTTAATCACACTGGTAGTGTATTTCTTTTTGCTAACAACTTTGAGCATGCTGTTTTTAATGATTCCGAACAAGATAGATATCATATGATTATACATGGTTACCCTGACGATTATAGAGTAAGTGAACGTTTTCGTAACCTAGTCGTTGAAGGTTACAGGTCCTTGTTGCCAGGGATCCATCAAGTCTAATACGAACCTCTTGCCTGTCGCTTTTAGGCCATCTATTAGACGTTGTCTATATTCATAGACTTTCTTTTTACCAATAGTAACTAAAGCATATTCCATATAGAAGGCGTTGCTTAGCCAAAGATACGTTGTATCATTTTGCTTAACTAAATCTATTATGTAGTCTTGTCCTTGTTCAGTATACAAATCTAGTATTGTATAGTTTTGATGTTTATTGACATGACGCCAAACTTGCATAAACACTTTTGAATCTAATTGCATACTTGCCAACTGCTTTTTTAGTTCTTTGTCGTATGGTCCTGGCGGATCACAACTTTCGAATGTTGGGTTGTCTTTAAGAAAGTTCTGTACAAATGTACTATACGTGCCAACTTCGCCCGACCAAGTGCCTAAAT